GTTGCGGATATTGTAGAGCGTCAGGTTCGTTCCATCCCACGGGTAAATCACCGCGATAGGAACATATGGCATCGTCGGAAAACTCACCGGCGAGCCGCCGCACTGGACAAGGCCAGCCGCAACAACCGAACCAATGTAATTGACGTTAGTATCGAGAGGAATGTTCTGTGAGTTTATCGCCTCTGTAACCGCGTCGAAGCCGGGGTTCGAAACTCTGAAACCAGGGTTCGCTCCGCCAAAGTTACCGCTGACAATTCGCCTAGTCACTGATGATCTCGCGACCGTTCTCTAGATCGATGACATATTTGCCATCCGGGCTTTGGATGATGCCGGCTTGCATATTCCCGAAGCTCGCGAACACAGAACTGACTTCTTCTGCGCTGATCTTCTGCGCTTCGATCGAACCATCGGCGATCATGTCGCCGCGGAATGCCAACTTTGCCGCGCCGTCCACGTCGGCAATCTGGAATACAGTCACAGGAGCGCCGCCAGTTACATTTGGCCATGCCACCTGAAACAGATCTGCAGAAATTACGAACGCCGACGTTGTGCCATCATTGTACGCCTGAACTCCGCTGACGTAGTTGTTGACGTCGAGAGTCACGGTCCATTGCGTGCCGAGCTTGCCGTTGATATCCGCAACGGCTGTCTGGTTCGTTGTGATGAACGCGGACTGCTCTTCAAACGTCGCCTGAACCGAAGTGTCGAGACTTGCGACTGCCTCGGTAGCCGATGCAGCAACGGTTCTTACCTCGCTAATTGATGCAGTCAGCGCCCCTGACACGGCATGCAGATCGGAGCGGATAAGCGTCTTATCGACCGCAGATTTTCCAGCAATCTGCGCGACAGTGGCGGCGACCAACTGCACCAGCGCCCGCACCTTGTCGTCGCCAACCTGAAACTGGTTCGAGACGGCGGCGGTCAATGCCTCCGGGTCGAAATCAAGCGCAGTAAGCCTCGTGTCAGGCGTAGTAACGTCGAGCCAATCTGACCACAGCATGTCGCGCGGCGTGGAAGGCAGGTACTGGCCGCGCGCCTGATACTGCGTATTCGGCAGAATTGATTGCGTGACAATAATGGCCGCTGCAGCAAGTTGGTCAGTGCGCCCTCGCGTAACGTCGGAAGCGTCGGACTTGAGGCGAACCTCGTACTGGATGCCGACCACGCCCGGCATGTCGCCATCCCACGTCATGCGGATGGCAGGACGCCTGTCGTTGCCAGCGGCGTCCTTTAGAACGACGCCCTCAACCGCCCAATCGACAACGCCCTGCGGGACCGGTGGAACAGAAACCGTAGCGCCGGGAACGCTAGACTGGAAATCAGTATCGTGGTTCCAGTCGTAGTCAGACGGATCGACTTCGGTAAGGTCGAGCGTGACGTCGAGGTTGGCTTTATCAACCGCGCCGTTTACTTCAAATAGTTTGGCATCGTAGCCGTTGCGCGCGCTGGTCCACTCGCCAACGTCACCCGGCTCGACGTACCAAAACATCGGCGGGAACGCGATCGTGTGCCTACGCGCACGCTGCGCAGCGTCTAGCGCAGACTTCATCAACCGCTGGGCCTGTGCCGAGTACGGCACAAAGTCCAACGACACGTCCGTTAGCAGGCGTCTGTTGCCGGCCTCAACCTCAAGGTCGGTGCGATACAGCGGAGGCGCGGCAGTTGTCTGCCAGCCCTGCTCTGGGTCTGGATATTTTGCAGTTACGCCATTGATGGTGTCCGACAGGCCGAAGAACGGTGTGAACGACTGTTCCTCAGTCGAAAGAATATCGGCGTCAGTGAACGAGAAGACCGGGCTATCCGGCGCCCCAAGGAACACCTTGTAGAAGCCGCCGACCTCTGCAAGCTTGCCTTGGCACGTCGTCAGAAGGCTTTCGACGGTGTCGGCAAGCTGCGAGGACAGTTCAATCTGGCCGCCCGAGCGGTAGGTAGGCTCAGTCGTTGCGCCGCCGGCATCTATGCCAGCGCGGCACTTATTGATCTGCGCAATCCAGTTGGCGGCAGGCAGACGCGCTGCCGCGAGGCTTTGCAGCCCGTAGAACCACTTGTTCTGATACTGTAGGCCGCGCAGAAGATTGTAAATCTGCACTGCCGGATAATCGTCGCCGTCACCGCCCCACGTGGTCGGGTCGGAATAGCGATGCGCCCCAGACCCGCCCGCGGTGTCGTCTTTCGACGGGTCGTAGAACTTGACGCCGGAAACGCCGAACAGAAACGACGGAAACCCGGTAAACAGCGTGTCTTCGACAAGTGATGTACAGATGGCGTAAGAAACGCCAGTGCCTACGCGAGTGGATTCGTAGGGGCGATCTGTGCTGCTAACCTTGGATGTGAGATACGAGTCAGCGGCAGTCTGTGTGCCGTCGTAGAACTTAATCCAAAGATGGTCTTTGCCGTCTTTGAAGTATTCAGTAGCTGGATAGCCTTTGTCAGCGTCCGCGGTGTCGCTAAGCGTAATTTTGGTGCCGTTTACCCAGACTTCATTCAGTGATGAAATCGGCAGATCACTGAGCGCGATAACCTGGGTAAAGTAAGCGTTCGGCGTCTGTCCGTCGTTGCCCCACGTATTGGCGTAAACAAGCGATCCAGCTGTCGCGCCCTTACCGACCATAAACGAGCGCGCAACGTCGCCGCCAGTCGAGAGTGAGCCTTGAACGCCGGACGGACCTTGCGGCGCAGCGTTTGGCTTCTTGCCGGCAAGCGCTTTGGCCAGATAGCTGACGCCAATTCCGGCCGCCATCTGCAGCGCGAATGTGCCGATAGCGCCGAGGCCGCCGATGAAAGCGACAGCACCCTCCGCAAGCGCAACTAATGCGGTAAAAATAACCACGCTGAGGACAGTCCTTGGATTTTATGGAGCGCCGGCCATGGCCAGCAGCAGGCTCGCGCTTAGGCGGCCTTCAAAAAATGCGTCTCTGCGACGCGATATCCGCGCCGCTCGTAGAGTTTGCGAACCGCTGGGTCTTCGCCCATGCCACCCATTCCACCGAACGAGCAGCCCTCGCTGCGCCACCAATCATCATATGCGTCGAGCATCTTGATTGCGGCGATTCCCCTGTGCGCTGGATCTATCCACCACACACGTTCCTGTGCGAGCCACACTGGGCCAAATTCATGTTCGTATGCGTGAGCGAGCAGAAGGCCCTGCGCTACACCGTCAACATCAAGCACTAAGCAAAGCAGACGATCGCCGGCCAAATAGCGCAGGAACATTCGCTCGGCATAGTCAGGATCGAACGGAAACACGAAGCCCGACACGCCGTCCGGATTGTGGAAGCCAGCACCGGTTCGGCTATCGCGCAGCAACTCAACAGCGCGCGGCGCGTCAGATAGTCGGCCGCGACGGATCATCCGAACTTCTTGTTAAAGGTAGTATGCACGGTGCCGTTTGCGCGTCCCCAGAAGAACTGAGCGGTGCCGATAGTCGCTGTGTCCTGATAGAAATTGTCGTTTGCGGCGCGCAACCTTTGGCTGGCATCCGAGCGAGTATCAGGATTGTACCGCGTCATTTCCTGCGTGTGGGAAGTGCAAGTAAGTGTTACGCCACCTTCCGAGTTCTCGGCTGGAGTCAGAATTTCGATCTGGTCGATAAAGCCAAAGAACCGCGGAGGTGCGGGCGACACCAACTGCCTGCTGTTCGGATCGAATAAACCGCGCCAGATTTGAACCTGGCCCTGCTTGCAATCGTAGCTGCGGATAAGGTCGTTGACGTGGTCTGCAACCTGATTGAGCTTTATCGTTACATTCTGAACAGTGATGTTCGAAACAAGCGGGATATCGGAAATCTGGATAAGCTGGCCAGCGCCATTGAACGAGCGCGTGGCAACGCCGCCAGTGTTCGGATCGATAACGTCTGTGGTGATGAAACCAGCGCCGGACCAATAACCGTCAGTAACGGCCTCACCGGTTGTGCGGTCGCGGACGATAAACCAAATGAAGTCTCGCGCAACTAAGCGGCGGTCCTGTAGAGCTGCGTAGTTTTCTGAGGAGATTGCGCGCATTACCCTCGCGCCTCAATCGCTTGAAACGATACTGCACCCCAACCTGTCTGGGGGTCGGCTTGGCTCTGGATGGATCCAGGAACGATTGCCATGACGCAGGCCGGACGCTTAACAGTCGCCGTCGTTGCAGGACTGCCGCCAGCAGCAACACCGGGCCAGATATGCGGACGAACCTCAAACTCTGATGTTTCGCCGGCACCGCTTGCGGTAGAGTCCTCCATCACGCGATGGAGATCAGTACCAACCTGCACCATGTCGCCAATGGAAACGACATAACCGGCCGGCAAGCCGCTAATGGAAATCGACTTGCGATCTGTGCCCACGCTAAGAAGTGTTGCCGTGCCATCAAACGCAACGCCAGTAGGCCACGTCCCGCGCGGATACTTGATCGGATAGTACCGAGACATTTGCCATCCGTAGAGCGTCTGTAAGCCGTTCTCCATGGCATCAAGTCGAGCGCGCCAATAGTCCAATTCATTCGGGCTTAACTGGCGCGACTGCGCAGTCAGCGACCAAAGCGGGTCGCCAAGGTCTTTGATGTAAGTCTTTCCGCCAGCGACGCGAGATTGTTCCTGCCGGTATGACGGTTCAAAAACCGTGGTCCAGCCTGGGAACGTGGCGAGCAGATCAATTGGGTAGGTAATGCTCATGCCAGTACCCGCCTCTTCTTCGCGTCGAGGACGGCCGAGACAACCTTTGGAGGCAATGAGGCATCGTGCGCGACAAGCGCCTGACTGATAAGCGCGAGCGTTTTCTCGCTAGCGTCGCCCTGCACCACTACGGTGCTGCCGCCCACGGAGACGGAGACACCACCGCCTACCCCACTATTGCGAAGGACGTCGTTAGGGATAACTTGCGATCCACGCGGAAGATTGACCAGTTCTGGGCCTCTATCGCCAACAATTGCAAGCCCTCCTGGATGGTTGTCAGTCCCATCGCCATAGATTGGCGGGAGGATACTCTGTGGCGCGCTCAGTCCACTACTAGCACCGCCGCCAAACAATGTGCCGAAGAACCCGCCCAATCCGCTACTGCCACCAAACGCCGATGCCCACAGATTGTCCGCAGCCATCGAGACAAGCTTATCTGCGATCTTCCCAAGTGCATTTACGCCTGCAGTCTTGAGCGCATCCATGGCAGACGCGCCATTACGGATTTGCGTGGTGAAGTCCACAAGGAAACTTCGGTTGACGTCTTGTCCTAGCGTGCCAAGCTGTCTAAGCGTCGCCGCGGCACGAAGACCAGCCGCTTCCGTACTGGCAAGAGCAGTCGGAATATCGTTTCCGTAAATGCCCTTTAACTGCTGGGCAATAGCTAGGTCTTGAGGGGTGAGAAACGCTGACTTCAATCCAAAATCAGTATCTGATGCGACTTTTGCTCTAGCTAACGACTCTGCCGCATCGCCTGCGTCCTGAGCCAAGTCTTGGATTTGATCCAAGACTTTCTGGTTGATTGGGATACCGGCCTGTTGGGCTGCGGTTAGAAGCTGTGAACTAGCGCGCAACTCCTCCTGCGCAGCCGCCCCCTTGCCCACCGACTCAGCATCCGCCTCCATCCGCGCCGTATGCTTGGCAATGGCTTCAGACGAGCGATCAAATGCGTCCCTTGTGCCATTTAGTCGGTTGGGAAGTTTTGCAGCATTTGGATCGTCGTTATTAGCTGACGCCGGACGGGACTTTGGAGTTGGTACACCATCAGGAAAATTAAGCTTTGATTGTGCTTCTGCCGCTTCTTGAAGTTGCTTGGTGGTCAGGAGCGCCTTGGCACGAATTAACTCAAGGCCAGCAATGATCTCAGGGTCGCCCTTCCCTGAATTCTTCATGCGTTCAATAACGCGCGCAACTTGATCTGCATCTTGTGCAGCGCCCTGCATATCCTTTCTGAGGATATCGAGTGCATCTGCATAAGCGTCGAATTTTTCTTGCCCGCTACCGGCCTGAACGCCCTGCGCCCTTAATGTTTCCTCAAGTAGCTTACCGGCCTTCTCAATCAGGTCATCCAGCCAAATAGCGATATCCGCAGTAACAGACTTAAACTGCGCTCCGAGCTGCGCCGTTGAACGTTTCCACGCGCGGTCAAACTCAGCGGCCTTAGCAACCGTCTCACGGTCGATCACCGCACCCGCATCGTCTGCTCCCGCAGCGATATCTTCAAACGTCTTGCTGCCGTTGCGAAGAGCCTCAACCCACCCTTGGGATAGACCAAGCATTTGCGCCGCCTTGGTCTTCTCTGGCATAGAGTCAAATTTATTGAGAAGTCCGCCGGCAATCGTCAAAAGCTGATTGAGCGTAATAATCTGGCCGTTGCGGTCCTTGTACTTGATGTTGTTGGCATCAAGTAGGCGCGTCAGCGAGTTTTCGTTCTGTTTCGCATCTGCCAGTAGAGAGGCAACCTTACGAAGGTCAGTAACGGTGTCACTCGACGACACACCACCTTGACCAGCGGCGAACTGAATGCGCTGGAAGCGATCGGTCGTAACACCGACGAATTCAGAATTGCGCTGAAGGTCTGCAAGTTCACTATTGACGTGCGCGAGCGCCGTCAGCAGAGTTGTAACGGCCCCAGTAACACTTGCGGCGGCAATACCCAAAGAGGCAAAGCCGCCGATTGTCGGATTCAGATTCGCGAACTTGTCCTCAATATTGCTAACCGCCTGGTCAGCAATATCACCGGCCTGGTCCATGTCGCGAGAGAATTGGTCCAGCTTCGCTCCAAGCTGAACCACGAGATCGTTTGACACTAAGTTAGCCTCGCGACCATGTCGTCGAATTCGGAATTGCTAGGAGGCTTTACCTCCTCTTCCGCATTGTTCGCCTTATTATATCCAGCGATACATGCGCGCATTTGCCAGAATGAGCACTTGTCTACTTGCTCTGGCGTGAAGCCTATTGCTGCACCGTTTCCGTAGACGACAGAGAATTGGATTGGCCCGTCTTCCCCGACTTCATCTTCGTCTTTTTTTTTGATGGCTCATCATCTGGAACGCCGACTAGGGCGGCGAGAAGCACAGGAAACGCCGTCTTGGAATGCTCAAGAAGTGGCCTTCCGTCGAAATGACGCACTAGAAGTTTATTTGCCTCTTGAAACTCCAGACCGCCGCCAATTAGGCCGGCCTTAAGTACATCACGAACGTCATCCGGCCACGCATTTTTGGTTCGTAAAAGATCCAGTAGGCCACCAGGACCAACTGGCTGTGCCCCGATTAAGACGCGCCTAGAATTTACGCTTTCTTGAAGGGATCGGAATTCGCCGATGCCAATGCGAAAGCGCCGCGTTTCGTCAGCCCATACAAGTTCTATCGAACCGTCAGCACTCATAGTTTTGCATTCTTGATTTTGGAAGAAACAACAGCGCCGCGATGGTTTACGGAAGTTTGGTTATTTTCGTTGTCAGCCCTGATTTGTCTGATCTCGTTGTTTTCTTTTATCGTCTCTTCCAACGTTTCTTTATATTGCTCAGAACTGCCCTGCTCATACCTACGAGCTGTGTTGAAAAAGAACGGCTCTGGCGTTTCTTTCTTAGTTCCGAACTCAGTAGCAACCGCATAATCGTAGGTATGTCCTGCCAGCGTTCGCTTTGTTGTCGTCTTCCCACCAGCAATAACTAGGACGGAGACTGTCATGGAGCCGGGTGTAATAATAGAGATGTCTTTTTTGCGAATGGATGCGGCAAGTGTGCCCGTATCCTTTGGGCACACATCGCGCATATTCTCTATCAACTCGTCAGCCTGCTTAAGAATGACCTCATGAAAATTATCCCTGGTCTGCGCGACCATGGTTTTCATGTCAGATCTAAACTTTGCGACTGACGGGTTGTACGGCATTAGGTCGCGTCAACCCACGTCACGGCACCGTCATTCACCAGAGTGATATCAACGGTAACCTTCTGGCCGCGCTGACCACCAAGCTTGAATGAGCTCAAAATCCATGTGCCCGCGTAGTGACCAAGCGTGGCATTATCCAGTTTGATCTGAGCATTCTTCGCTACAGCGTTCATGAACCAATCGTTCCACGTGGAAAACGATTCAACAGCCATGACACCAGTGCCGCTAACTGTAGCCGACAGGGAATTGACGTCCTTTGCCTCCCATGCCGGCGCTTCTGGGTCGGCGCAATCTGGCAGAATGGTAGTGTTAGTCGACGCGGTAAGATCAAACGACTTAGTCGTTAGTCCGCAAGGCTCCGCAAACACTTCCGGCGACGCACCGTCGCCTACAAGAATGAGGAGTTTCGTGCCGGGTAAAACGGTCGGCTGTGCCATAGTACGATGTTCCTTTCATAGAACAGCAAGCCGTTATTCACGGCGGCAGAGTGCGCTATCGCGCTGGTGGTTAGTTGTGAAATCCCGGCTAGGCGGGTGAAAGAAGCGCCTTAAATGTCAGCGATACCCGGCGCGTGATGCCGTCCGGGTCACGGAGCGGCTGGTATTGCTCAATCTCAAAAACGACTACATCGAAACCAGACACACTCAAGTTTTCTGGTTTGTCGTCCAACTTCGCGACGATCGC